ACCGGGAATGTTTAAAAAATTTGAAACTATTGTTAGTGAAGCCAAATTGCCTATAGAAGATCAAACTAAGATTGAACTAGATGCATTTGAAGCTGACATATATACTTTATTTTCTTTAATTCAATTATTAAAGTATAAAGCTAAAGAACAAAACCTTGAACTGCAAACAGAAACAACTGTAACAAAAGCAGAACTAGCTGAACTTACTAAAATGATTGAGGCTGGTGTAGATGTAACAGAAAAAGTTAAAGAAATGAATGCTAAGATGACTATAGTAAGATAATTATCTTAGCTGCATTCCATTAAAGTCTCCAATTTCTATACATGCCTGTATTGCTAAATTTAACTCATCTTTATCACAGTCTGCAAAAGATTTACAATACTCTTGTTTGTTTTTTACAAAACATAATCCTGAAGCTCTTTTCACTTCAATTTTGGCTTCTGCAAAGGTATAGCCAATTTCTTGCGCTATTTCTCTAATCATTGCGTGAATTCTAGCTAACTGAGGATTACTACCTTTATCACCACTTACACCAATAAATATTTCTAATTTAGAATCATCTGGTAATTGTTCAAAAAATTTTCTATATCTAGTTCCAACAGCTTTGATAGGAAAGTATAACTCACCATTTTTAATTGATGCTTTTATATATATATTATCTTTCATATTGTTGATGCAATTGCTATAAGTATCATTCCTACTACAACAAACGTTAAAAGTAATATTTCCGCTCTATTTTGTCTTACAGGAGATCTACCTTGATTACTCCTGTATTGTCTATGTTTTTTTTTCTTAGCCATAATGATTTATTTTACTGCATCAAGCAATTGCACAAAAGAATATGTGCCATATGTTGTTGCGTCTGTATAATATTGAGATTGTCTAAACCTAATCATTTGTATAGTTTTAGATGCTAAAAGACCTTCAGATTTAATTATATAAAATGATGCTGAACCATCTGCACATTCTATATCAGAAACATCATCATCTAATTTAAGAATTGTACCATCAGTAAATTTAAATATTATATAATTACCGGCTGCACCTGAACAACCTAAATCAGTAGTAGATTTAACTTTTAGAAAGTATGTGTTACCTAATCTAGCAATAGATGCTTTGATAAGTCCAACATCACTTTTACCTATATTATAATACTTTGTAAACTTTTTTACATCTCCTGTAAAACTATCTACTTCATTTGTAGATAAGTCTTGTGCATTTAACCCAAATGTAAATGTTAACATTGCTAATAAGAATAATATTTTTTTCATAATTTGTTTGATTTTTAAATTTAATAATTTCTTTTTTAATTTCTTTCTTTCTTTACCTTTTGGCAAAGTATCAATCTTTTGTTGTAGCTTTTGTATTATTTTTTTGCTCATAACTTACGTATTTGTATATTATGTAATTCACGGTAGTCTGGATCATGTGGATCAATTTCTATTTGTGATCTTTCATCAACCCATTTACCATTTATATATTTATACATTCTATTGTTTATATATTTTATTTCACTCATGAAACTCAAGTATAATTGTTTCCAAATCAATATGCACAATATCTTGCACGTCAACTGATACTGCATTTCCAAGTCTATCTGTAAGAATTGACCAAATGTGATATATTTCTATAGAATGACCTGAACCTTGTGTTCCGGGTTCTCCATTACTATCATAAGGTTGATTTAATTCTGCTGGATAATATTTATATTCTATTTCTAATAGATTATTTTCATGTTCATATTCAAATATATTCATTATATAAATCTTAATGCATCACCTATGTAAGTAAACTCTTGAGCACATTCAGTGCATTTAGCATTACTCATATTACGCAATAGTGAAACTTGGTTACAATTAGGACAAGGTGTATCACCTTCTATTATATATTCTTCTACAGTTTGTCTAGCTAAATCTTCAATCATTAAATCATGAGATCCGTTATATGCTTCATTTTGTTGTTCTATAAACAACTCTTTCATTTTTCCCATAACTATAAAGATTTAAAATTTTCTCTTTTATGCTTCAACATCTGCCTAACAGTTAATTTGTTAAGATTTGTTTTTAAAACATATTTTCCAGCTTTGACGCCAAGTTTAAATGCTAAATAAATTGAACATATTACTGCTACCATTGCTGTAATTCCTATTAGTGTTTCCATAATTTTAATTTATTAAAGGTTTGTGATATTTAATTTTAGTCTGATCAAAGTCTTTGAGTGCATTGTTCACCCAAACTTCATCTTGAGTACCGTTATAACATAGTATATGACAAACGGCAGTTTGTGTTGGATTTAATCTTAAAAGCCTTCCTATCCTCTGTGATGACTTTCTTTCATTACCATAAGCATGCATTATTATACCTTGTTCTAAATTTGGTATAGTAACACCTTCTGATAATTGCAATACACATGATAATCTATCTATTCTACCGTCAGAAAACAATTCTAAATTTTCTTCTGATTTATTATTACCTGAATGGTAACTGTGTTTGCATAATTTATCAGCTTGCTTTTGAGTATTTGCAAATATTATACACTTAGTGTTTAGTTTATTTGCTAATGACTTAACATATAATTCTTTAGTATTATATTGCATTAAAGCTCTCATTCTCATAATGGCTGCAAATTGTTTTTGCTTACCTGGATTAGCTTGAGCAACTCTATTACTTACATAATGGTAATCTTTAAATTCACTAGTAAACCACTGACCTCCATCTTTTTTACTTTTTTTTAAAGAAGAAGTTTTAGATAATTCTAGTTGGTGAACTATAATTTTATAATTATTTAATATATTAGAGTCAGTAGCTTGATCAACGGTGAATTTATATTTAATAGGACAATACTTTGAAACCATAATGCCTTTTTCAGAATCAGAATGCTTAGGTGGTGTACCAGTTAAACCTAATATCTTACCTTTAAATTGAGATAAAAATATTTCATGATTATATAACAAAGAATGACATTCATCTAAATAAACTATATCATAGTCATTTGGGTTATGTTTCTTTAAAGATATGTACGTAGTAAACGTTATATGTTTAGATAAATTTCCTAAGTTTAACTTATCTAATTCTGTAAACCAAGATCCAGCTATTGCATGTGTTGGTACAACAACTAAAACTTCTATTAATGGGTTATAGCAATATTGTAAATGTTGTATTGCTATTCTAGTTTTACCTACACCCATAGATATAGCCAAACCACATCTTTTATTAGCTTTTGCAGTTTCTAAAGCTTCTAATTGTACATTGGTCCTATTTATTTTTTTTTCTTGCATAATTAAATTCTTTTTTCTGAGTAGCCAAGTTCTATTGCTTCATTAGGATGTTCTTCAATATAATTATGACATGGTCTACATACTGATAACCAGGTGTTTACAACTAAATGATATTTTCCACGGCCTTTTTTATGATGAACATCAGTAGAAGCTCCATTACAGCAATGCAATGCGGCTTCACATGTTGGTTTTTCTTCCATAAATTTACGCCTTAACTTTGAATATGCTAAATCTAATACTTGCATTTTTTTAGATTTAGGATTAATTCTTTTTCTAGCTAATGGTTTTATAGTTTTTTTCCCTTTATACCAGCAACTTTTGCAATACTTGCTGCCTTTATCATTTTTCCAAATGAACTGCTCAGTATTGCAATTGTTACATAGTTTTCTTTTTTGTTCAATCATGCTAATTAAGCTTGTTGATTATTATCAGGTTTTAAAGTTAAATAATTCTTTGGTAATAGACCTTTAGACATAAAATATAAGATAACATCTTCATATTCTATGTTTAACTGTTTAAAAGATAAAGTATTATGATAATCTTCTAATATTTCATCACAAGGAATTGATACAATATACTCTACTGATGAACCAGTAAAAGTTTTTTTAAAAAGTCTATTAACTCTTTTGCTACATATTGTTTGTTTCCAAGCATTGATTTCTTTTTGAGATCTTTTCCAAACCTTAGTTATTCTTCTTTTCTTATCCCAATGTAATTTTGTAATTTCTTCTTTGGTATATACATTAAGTCCATGCAACACTCTTTTAAATAAAAAATGTTGATATGGGTTTAATCTTTTATATTCAAATGAATTAATTAAAGATTCAGGATGTGTCTGATATTCTTCTAGTATACCATAGTATTGGTAACGTTGAAGTTGATAAGATAATAAAGATTTACTTTGTTCTTCTTGAAGTTTTGTTATTTGTTCTGGAGATAGCATATGGCATGTGGTTTTTGTGTTTTAAAAATGAATTATTATAAAATGAGAGAGGCTATTGTATTAACCCAACAATATTTAATTTCCTATTAGGAAAACCTCACGCATTTCTTAGAAAGCTATTTACAGTTCAAAAGTTTCTTCTACAAGAACTTCGTCTTCTGTTTCTTCTGTTTCTTCTTCTTCAACTTCTTCTACCTCATCTGCAACTTCTTCAGTTGTATCTGTTGTATCTTCATCTTTTGGGTCTTCAAATCCAAATGCTTCTGCTGCTGAAGTATTATTATCAGCTACAGTTGCTTTTTCTAAAATATTTGCATCTTTAATAGCTTGACCATTATTATGAGCAATTAATACATCTTCTGCAGTTGTATCTGCAACAAAAAATGTTTTCCTATAAATAGGTTGTCCATCAACACAGCATATAATACCAGTTTCACCTGCTTTTTTATAATCTCTGTCTGGATCAGTTTTGCTAAATGGTTCTAATTGTTCTTTAATAACAATTTTACCAGGTAATGAATTCATAGATTCTAAACCTAATTCTTGTAAGTCTTCTAGCTTACCATGTAATAAGGTACTAATGTTAGATTTTTTAACCCAACCACCGTTACCAAAAGTAACTCTAGTTTGTTGTAGTCTAACGTGACCAAATTCTGAATTTGTACTTGATTGGCGGACAACATTTCCCATGTCATCTGCAAGGATGTTTACTTTACTTTGCATAATAAATTGTTTTTGTAATTAATAAATGATTGGACTGTCTATAGATTAGACATCATCCGAGTGGAAATACGGGTCTTCTAATTTTTCAAAAGAATCAATATCATATAGATCTGGTTCATGCTCCATAATTGCTTCTGCAATTTCTGGATCAATTTTACCATCTGCTATGTGATTTGAAAACTTATTGTAAAAAGGATCACCCACTTCTTTGGTATATGCTGTACTTAAACCGTTCAGCTCTTTAATTTCAACTTCTGACAATGATAGATACTGTTCAAGAGAACATTCTACTACTCTACCATTGGGTAATTGTATAATCATTTTATTATTTATGCTAGTAACTCTAACAAAAATAACTATTTTTATATATGTAAATGATTAATATGAAACAGATTTATCTAATTTTAAAATATAATAGACATATATATAGCTAACAAGTCTATTTTATTTTTAAATTTCTACCTGTTCTTACTACAATTTTCTTATTTTTTAACTCTTTTATCAATCTTTTGATAGTTCTTTCACTAACATTTAAGTCATTGGACAGTGTTGATATAGAGGGAAAACAAGTTCTTTGTTTATTTGCATAACATGCTAATGCAGCATATAATGCTTTTGATTGTAATGTAATATCAGGATCTAAGATAACATCACATGATACTATTCCAAACCTATATGTCTTTTTTATAGTTGACATGGTCTTTCATAAGCATCAATAGTGCTACATTAGGATCCGTTTCTTTTTCTAATGCATCATTATCTAAAGAATGTATTATATTCATTTGTTTACCAAATGATTGTATTTTAGCTCCAGGTACTTTTTCTACAGATTTTTTTAAAGCAAGCCAGTTCTTGTAATCTTCTTGGATTACTTTCATTTCAATTTTAGGCATAATATTATATGTTTAAAGTATTATCTATTTCTTGTTTTACTTCTTTACTAAAGAAATCTAAATATTCTTTGCTGTTAAAATCAGGTAAATCTTTTGGATCTATTTTAATTAGACTAACAGTCTTCAAAGAATCTTCATACATTGTAACTTTATCATTTTTCCATATGTACATTTCTACATTCATTGTTGGATAATAAGGATTAAACGATTCATTATTCCATGAACCATCCGCTTTTATAACACCATATACATAGCCATCATCAGACATTAACCTTTTATCTTTCATAATATCTTTATCATATATTGATGAATAAGTATTAGGTTTAAACTTTATTGTATCACCAATGCAAAACGGTATTTTTTCTTTTCTTGCCAATACTAATGTAACTAATACACTTACATTGTCCTCTGATAGAGATGTAAGCATGTCTCCTATGTGTTCTATATTATCATGATTACCAACATACTTTGGATTAATAACACTTGTTAAAAGGTCTCTAATTGATTCTTCTTGTATTGTATAAGCTTTATTCATGTTTAAATGTTTTTATCCAAGATATTAGTAAATGCTTTGATGTTTTTTTATCTAATTGAAATTCTTCTTCTATGTATGAAGATGCTCCCATCATATTTATTACTCCACTATCCCTTAGTCTTTCTAAATAACTAAAGACATTTGTTTTTAAATTGTTTGCTATTTCCATTTGTTATTTTTTTAAAACAAAACAGAATGGCTAACATTGCTAGTGTCACCCACTACATTATTGTAGGCTAGGGTCTAACCTGGTTATTTAACCATTCTTATTTTGCTTTGGTTACCACTTACTTAACCATTTCCTTAGCCTTAATACCTAGTGTTATTATAGATATAATATTACTGGTGTTGTTAGGGTGTCACTGATGGCCCTTTTTTTTCTAAATTAAGGTTTCTTATAAATCTCTATTGTTACAAAAGGTAATAGAATAACAAGACATTTTTCTACATAGCCTATTGCGAAACCACAAATTGGTGCTACTTGTATTTTAAATGCTAATCTACGCATGTTACGTAGTTCTAATTCATTATTATAAAACGATGCTGCAATAAATGTAGATAGTATTGTTAGCATAATCATCATAGCATTTACATACCATGGTGTTTCAAGCCATAATATCATATATGCAGTGGCTGATATAATACCTATTGGTAGTAATATAATATACACTAGATTAAAAATATTCTTTAATAAATTTTTCATTGGTCTAATTTTAAGTGAGTGGTTTAATTATAACTAGCAACATACGATAAGTACGTATCTACTTTATCTCTATGTTGTATGTCTATGATGTCATGCTCATAAGCTAGATACTTAAGATCTTCATCACGTAATAGTTTATCATCTCTATCTTCATTAGACGGTATTTTTACATCTTTTTCTTTGATACGATAAATTTTATGACCTGTACTAAATGTTAGCTTGTCATCTTCATTGTCCAATATAACTCCTATCATGGATTTATACTGTACAATGGATTCTGGTTTAAGGATAATTAGTTTTTGCATTTTGTTTTTTGTTATTCATATTGGTTAATTAGATCATCTGCTTTAGATTGATCCGATTCATTTTCCATGTCTTTAAGCATTTCACCTGTTGGATCCCAAGGATATGTTTCAGATAAAACATTTAATAAATATTGAGTTATTTGTTGTTCAATATATTCAAGTTTCTTTGCATCCTTACTATACATAACTATAGCACAAACTACAAATCCACATTCAAGTTGATCATTAACTATTTCTTTACTTACATGTGAATCAATTCCTTGGTACTCATGTAATGAATAAAGCAAATCATCCCATTCTGTATCATACTCTGTATGGTCATGTGTTATGGTACTATAATCCAGCATTTCTTTTGCAGTGTATAGTGTGATGGTAATTGTTTTATGATATTTAGCTGTGCGAGTTATTCTAAGTTTCATAAGTATGTTATATAGTTAAGAGTTGTTTATTGTTTTATCAATAGCAATAGTAACTGTTCCATAATACTTATTACTCTTCCTTGTTTTTCTTGCACCACATTGTGCTCTGCATGATGATACTAATATTACCAATGCAATTAAGTATAATAATTTTTTCATGATTTTATAGTACAATGCTCTACAGCTTTAAGTTATTTATCAATAGCATGTGCTATCAATGTTATTATTAGTACTGCAAAAAATAGTACTGGTATTACGATGTATAGTAAGTCCATAGTTTTTAAGTTAGTTTTTAATATTCCGGATGATCTTATACAATTCCTATAGAGAGAGAGACAACAAAGTATTATGTTATTGTTGCTAGTATATCACTTAAGTTAGCTATATATAAATATAAAGCTGATCATAATTATATTGATTGTAATAACCAATGATATGTGGTGTATGAGATGTCCTATTCATAATGCATGACACAAATGAATATAAATTGTTTTTTTATAACAACAATAGGGATAATAAGTAACTATCCCTATTGTTTTGCAGATTACTCTGCTTCAACCCACATTAGTGTGGTTGGTTCTTTAGTATTCATGTCCATTACGGCATTAGTACTTAATCTGAAGCCTGGCATTGCATCTCCAACATTAAGTGTCTTCTGTAATTCCTTAATTGTTGCATGATCTGCATTCATTGTTTGACCTGTTTTAGGATCATTCAAGCTTAGCACTCCAAATGTTACATTGGTTTGGCTTCTGGTTGCTACTGGAATACCTGCTATTGTAGCTTGTTTCTTTTCTATGGGTGTATCAGTACATATAAGTGTTGCTGTATTGGTTCCCTTATTAATATTTACTTTTCTAAAATATACCATTTGTTTATTGGTTTTATTTATTAATGCAATAGTGCAAATATTAGCTGGGGAGCAGAGAGAGCGACCGAAGGGAGCAGCTGAAAGAGCAGAGAGATAAGAACTAGAACTATTTTCTTTGGATGTTTCCACTTCCCTGTTTCCAAAGTGCTTTAACAAATAGGGATTATCAAGTAACAATACAAAGGGTGTGCTATCAACTACACCCTTTGTGTTACTATTTATTATTGACCATTATCTGGCCATGGAAATTCACCTACATTCATACTATTTATCATATCTTCTCCATATGTTTCACCATTAGCAAGGTCATCAAAATACACTACGTCTTTGCTAGCATTTCTAGCTTTTTCAAGATAGTATTCATCTCCACTCTTCATGTACTGGCTATACCAATATGCACAATAGTGATTGAGTCTCCTAGTATCTTCACTAAGGTCAGTAGTATTGACACTCTTATCTAATAAAAGTGTCAATAATTTAATTTCATAGTTCATAATCTTTTAGTTAAAGGTTAATATCAATAATTAATTAAGGAGGAGAGCTGTTACACCCTCCTCCATTAGACTATTATACAGCCTCAATCCATCTCAGAGTTGTTGGCTCATTGGTCTTCATGTCCATCACAAAGTTATCAGTCATTTGGAAATCCGGCATCTCATCACCCACATTCACATTCTTTTGAATATGCTTGATGATTTCGCTATCAGCGTCACAGGTCTTGCCCGTTGTTGGATTCATTAGACTTAATACCCCAAAGGTGATATTACTATTGTCACGTGTTGCCACTTCAACTCCAGCAATCATTGCCTTCTTGTTACCTAGTGGTGCAGAGGATGCAATCACGGTTGCCGTGTTGGTTCCTTTGTTGATGTTCACTTTTCTAAAAAATACACTCATAATACAATATAAATTAAGTTAAGAGGATTACTTACGGGGGGTTACCCTGCCTCAAAAATTAGCTGGGGAGAAATTCAATAGGACCTCTCACCTATGCAATACACACTATTTTTTTGGTAGGAAAAATTTTTTTTTCATTTACCATTGTTTAAACGTATGTTACTTTTTTCTTTTAAATAATTAATAAATTTTGTATATTGAAGTATACGGTTAATTTAGTTAGATTAATAAAAATAAAATTGTATGTCTGAAGAAAACAAAAGTAATGAAGAGTATGATCCTTTGGAAGAAATAAAAAAATTAAGATTACAAGAGCAATTAGTTGCAAATGCTTTTAATAATTCATATAGGATTTTAAACAATGAAATTACGTTTGATGAAATGTTAGATGACAGTTTTACAAAAGACTTAGATGCTGTGTTAGCTTTTGATCCTGAATTAGGCCCGGCATTAATTGAATTAGAGGGCATGATTGAATTTTATATTTTAGAAGAAGATTATGAGAAGTGTATTAATCTTCGTAATATAATGCATAACAAATATCCAGAAAGTATTAATTTAGATATAGAAGATTAGTTATGGCAAGTAAAGTAAGTTGGAAGTGGAAAGGGAAAACATATAGCGGAACATTGATCCCTAGTAAAGAAACTAAAACTCATAGATACGCAAAAACAACAAACGGAAAAATAAAATCTTTACCAAAAAAGAAAAAATAAAATGGAACAAGTATTTGAATTAATTGAGGGATATGGTTTATCTGTTGTTTTATTAATGGGTGCTTTATATGTTTTATATCAATTTGCGTTTTTTAGTATAAAAGAGGTAAAGGTTGGCTTTGAAAAGAGGCACGAAGATTTAAGAAAGCAAATGAATGAAGTAAAAGAAAAGCTAAATATTATTCTTGAATTTATTAAGAAAAATTAAATATGAAAATATATAAAGCAAAAGCTAAGAAATAATATAAAAATAAATAAAAATGGGAACAATATTACAAGACATGATGGGAATGCTTTCACGAAAGAAAGTAGTAACTCCAAAAACAGATGATTATATTACATTAGCAAGATACGCATCTGCTCAAGAAAGAATGAAGCCTCATCCAAAAGTTGAAACAGAACTTGTTACAATGGGTTCTATTAAAACTTTTACTAATGCAGGATTAGCAACTAAACCGGTAAGTGTAGAAAACACTTCGGTTAGTGGGACTTATGCAATAGATCTATCTAAAGATAATCATGAGCTAACATTAACTGGTGCTACAACATTAAGTGTAACTAGCGCACCAACACTTGGCAAAACAGTTGTTGTTACACTTTATATAAAATCAACAACTACTGAAACGCTTACCATTCCTGCAGGTTGGACACAATATGGTGGTACATATGCTGCTGACGGCTCACGAAATCAATTGGCTTTAAGTGTAAGTAATAATTCAGCAAGCGGATTAGTTTTTGATTTATCAATTTCAAACCCTAACTAATGAGAAGAGTACTATGTAAATCACTAGGTGCAGAAGAACGTTTTGTTATTCGTGTAAAAACTGACAATCCAGGTTCTACTAGCAACGATGAATTTAGATTACCTTGGGTATCAGCTGAAGCTATAGATATAGATTGGGGAGATGGCAATGTAGATACTGGAGTTACAGGACAACAAGATCACACTTATGCAAGTTCAGGAATTTATGATATAAAAGTTACTGCTGTGACTGGACAGATTAGGTTTGCTTCATCTGGTGATTCAGAAAAACTTATAGAAATAAAAAATTGGGGGACTTGCATTTGGCAAAGCTTTTTTGTTGCTTTTAATGGGTGTTCCAACATGACTATGTCAGCAACAGATGCACCTAACTTATCAATCTTAACCAGTGTTTTAGGCGCTTTTGCTAACTGTTCTTTGTTTAACTCAAACATCAACCATTGGGATGTAAGTAATGTTGAGAATTTTGCAAATATGTTTACCAGATCTACTATTTACAATAAGCCTTTAAATCTATGGGACATGAGTAGTGCTATAGATATAAGCAGTATGTTTGAAGAGACAAATGATTTCAATCAAAACATAGGTTCTTGGGATTTGAGTAATGTGACTTCTATAGATAGCATTTTTAAAAAAGCACTTGCTTTTAACAATGGAGGCAGTGCTAACATAAATAATTGGAATTTCCCGCTGGTTACAAGTATGTATGAAATGTTTGGGAACTCGGAAAGCTTTAACCAACCTATTGGGAATTGGGATGTAAGCAATGTGACTATTATGGAGGCTGTATTTCGTCAAGCATACGTTGGCCCATTAACACAAGAGTCACTTAATACGTGGGATGTTGGTAGTGCTACAACTATGAGGCAAATGTTTTTAAGGGGACTGAATTTCTTAGCTCTTAATCCTAATATTACAGATTGGAACACAAAAAATGTAGTTGACTTTAATGGATTTTTACAGCAAAGCACAGGTTTCAATAGAGACCTTAGTAATTGGAATATAAGCAGCGCGCTGCTATTTGGTTTAACTTTTGGAACAAACAATGGAATAGATAATGCAGTTATAGGTGATATTTCTAATTGGGTTATAACTCAAGGTCCTAATTTTCAGAATTTTTTTGGAGGCAATCAAGGAGGGGGTTTTACAACCGCAATATATGACAATATCTTAGTAGCTTGGGAAGCTCAATTACAAGCTGCTTATCCTGGAGGAACTGGAGCGCCAGGTGGAAATATAGGGTTTCAACCATCTACTTACACTTTAGGAACAGCTGCTGAAACAGCAAGAACATCTATAATTAATACTTTTGGATGGGTTGTTCTTGATGGTGGAGGAGTATAAATAACAATAAAGAATTAATGGCGACACCAAGAAAGGGAAAAGCAAAAGTAAAGATTACCTCATCAGGTAAAAAAGTAAGTTATGGACAAGCAGGTAAAGCCAAAGGTGGTGGACCAAGGGTAAAACCTGGTACGTCTAAAGGTGATAGTTACTGTGCAAGAAGTTTAGGTATTAAGAAAAGAGTATCTAAGAAAAAAAGAAATGATCCTAACACTCCAAATAATTTATCTCGTAAGCGTTGGAAATGTTCTGGAGCTAAATCAAAAAGATAATGGCAACAAAAAAGAAAAGCACTGTAAATAGTTCTGGTAACTATACTAAACCTACAATGCGTAAAAGATTATTTAATTCAATCAAAGCTGGAAGTAAAGGTGGAAATGCAGGACAATGGTCTGCACGTAAAGCCCAAATGTTAGCTAAACGCTACAAAGCAAACGGAGGCGGATATAAAACAAAGAAATAATGAAAGGGGTAAAACACTATTTAAAAAATGGAACTGAATGGAAAGGCGCTAGTCATAAAATGTCTAATGGTAAATTACATACTGGTAAGACACATACAAAAACTAGTAAACCATTAGTACATATGAAAGATTTATCTAAAACAGCTAAAGCAAAAGCTAAGAAATAATGGCAAAAACTAAGCAGCAAAAAAGTCTAACAAGATGGACTAAACAAAAGTGGACTACTGCTTCAGGTAAAAAAAGCTCTAAAACTGGTGAGGTTTATGCGCCAAAAAAAACTATTGATAAATTAAAAAGTACAAAAAAAGGTAAAGCTAAGTTAGCTGCAGCAAATAAAAAAAAACGTGCTGCTACTAAAAAAGGCAAACAACATGCTAGTCATGGGTTGCATAAAGGTAAAAAAAGATAAAAAATGGGAAATATATTATTAGATATGATGGGGCTACTTTCTAGAAAAAGAGTAGTAAAAAATACAGAAGATACTGATTATGTAGTATTAGGTAGAACACCTAATCCAACTGATGGTATGTTTACATCACCAAAAATGACTAATGAACTTATTACCATTGGAAATCTTAGAACAATGGTTGGGGATTCTATTTGGATGCCGGTTACTGGGGGTATAAACTATCCAGGTGGCAACGTAGGTATAGGAGCAACTACTCCTGGTGCAAAGCTAGATGTTGATGGAGATGCTTTAATTAATGGTTTAACCGTGGGGCAAGGTGCTGGAACCTCTATTTATGGTAATACTGTTTTTGGAAAATCAGCTCTTGACAGTATTACAACGGGATTGAGAAATGTTGCAATAGCTAATGAAGCACAACTTAACAACACAACCGGTAACCATAATGTTGCTATAGGATTCCAATCACTTAAAAATAATATAGCAGGAAATAATAATACAGCTATTGGATATGGGTCTTTAATGGCGGTTAATAGTAAAGATAAGAATACGGCAGTAGGTTACTTATCTCTCGGTTTAGTAGGAGGTATTAATTCTGGTTCAACAAGCGATACTGGAAAAAACAATACAGCTATTGGGTACGGAGCAGGATATGTAAGAGTTGGAGGTACAAACGGAAACTCTAGTGATTCAGTATTTATAGGCTCATTAACGCAATCAAATGGGCTTGCCTCAGTAAATGAAATTGTTATAGGTACAGACGCTATAAGTGCTGGTTCAAATACAGTGGTTCTAGGAAACGACCTTATAACAAGCACTAGATTAAAGGGAAATGTTATAGTAGCAAATGGTAACGTGGGTATAGGAACAACAAATCCTTCTGCTAAGTTAGAAGTATATGGAACTACCCCTCCTCAAGTTAAAATTGGATATGACGCAAATAATTACGCACAAATAAATGTAGATAGCAGTGGAAACGTTGTTGTTTCTTCTACAGGAAATGGGTTTGTTCCACCAAGTCTTGAATTAAGCACGGGATCTGGTTTTATAAAGATTAACGGATCTGCTGACGGTAATGTTGGTATAGGGACATCTGGTCCAAGTGAAAAACTTACTATTAGAAATGGAATTAATAATACTAATGTAAAAATACTATCTTATAGTAGCGCAGCAGGAACAGAGGCTGCTTTAAAGTTTAGCACTATTGATTCTGAAAGCAATTCTGAAAAAGCGGCTATTATAGCTAGAAATGCATCTGGTGATAGTTTTGGGAGAAGTGACATGCACTTTGCTTTAAACTCTGCAGCTGACTCTGGAAACGTTCAGATTTCAGATACAAAAATGACTATAACAAGGGGTGGCAACATTTTATTTAACAACTATACTGCAACCGCAACACAAACAGGAGCAAATGCTTTAGATCCAATTCAATTACAAAAAGGATTCCCTGCAGACACATTAGCAACTTTATCTGTTGATCCAACTGGTCAAGTTGTAAGAGGATCACAAGAAGCAACTTGGTCATTTACCTTGGCTCAACTTAACGCATTAACTAATACAAAAGTAACTTTACTATCTGCTCCTGGCAGCGGTAAAGCTATTGTTGTTGAAGAAAGTAACTGGTTTATGGAATCTGATCCAACGGGATCAGGTAATTTTTTATCTGATCTTGTATGTGAGATAGATGGGATATCAACAAACGCAGTAGCAACACAATTGGTAACTGCTAGGATGACTGAAATAGCAGCATCTACTTTTAATGGACTTGGAATTTATAGTCGTGATGTTCCAGAGTTAAATAGAGTTTACAGATTTAATTCAGCTATGACTATCAAAGCGCCTGCTGGAATAAACAGTTTTCCATCAAGATGTCTAAATATAAAATTAAAAATTAAATATAGAGTATTTGATAAAAATACTTTTTAAAGTAGAAGTAATCATAAACAATTAAACAAATAGCAATAATTTAATAAATAAATAAATATGATTAACTATACTTGGAATTGCAAAACAGTAGATGTACACCCCCAAGAAGAAGGTGAAACAGACGTAGTATATAACGTACATTGGATAGTAACAGGAATTTCGGATCAATTAGATCCTGAAGGAAATCCTTATTCAACCACAAATATAGGAACACAAACTGTTCCATTAGATCCAGAAACCCCATTTATACCCTTTGAAGATTTAACAAATGAAATAGTTGTTGAGTGGACTCAAGATGCTATGGGTGAAGAACAAGTTGCTAAGATTGAGGCATTAATAGCTGAACGTGTTGAATTGGAAATTAATCCTGTATCAATTACCCTTATAGTTGGTGAGCCTGTTCCTCCTATAAATTAACAATAGGTAAAATGTATTTTAAAAAAATAAAAGATACTTTATTATATTTTGATTTTCAACCTTTGTTATTTTTTTGGGTTGCAAGTGATATTTTAAATAATCAAATTCTTTGGACTACATTAAAATATTGGACTGAAGCTGGTCAACCTAATACATATTGGTTATATTCTGCATATTTAACCATTAGTGTTTCAATGATGATTTCATTACACAAAACAAAATGGCTTGTTAAATTTGTAACAGCATATTTAATATTATATTTATTTTCAACTATAAGATATTTAGTAAACACATTTGAAAGTGAAAAAGCTTTTGTATTAATAGACTTTAAAAATATATTGATTACATGCTGGTATGCTTTTATGTGGGCATGGATTCTATTTAAGTTAAAGAAAGAAATACTAGAAAGATCACTAAAATAATGAGCGAAAATCTAACTACAATAATAATTACAGCAATATCTGTCATCTTTGGTGCAGGTGGTTGGAAGTTCTATGAGTTTCTTATCCGTAATAAAAGAGAGAAACAAAAAGAAAATCAAAGTGAACAAACTATTTATAGAGATGATTTAATAAGTAGAGTAGAAAAATTAGAAAAAGATAAAGACAATTGTACTAACGCTTTAATGGATGTTAAATCTGAAGCTTCAGCCTTAAAAGTAAAAGTTGAATTCCTAGAAAGAGAACTAGATAGAATAAAATCTAGATAAAAATACTATAAACTTTATTTAGTTAAACATTTTATATATATATTTGTTTAATGTTTAACTAAATAATTATAAAATGTCAAAAACCAATTTAAAAAATCAAGAGACAAAACTTAGCAAAAAAGAACTTAATGCTAGGCGTGAAGAAATTACATCTTTTTACAATGACAACATAGAACATTTAAAGATACAAGCAAAATATGAAAAACTTTTAGCTAGTATAGAAAAATCTAGAGCAGAACGAATGCAAGCTCAAATGTTTATGGCTCAACAATATGCTGATGAAAAAGAAGGTGGTGTTGCATCAGATTCAGAAGAAGCACAAGCATTTAAAGCAGCAATGGAAGCAGCAGCAAAAAATATTGATTAACTTAAATTTAATATTATGCTACTTAAAAAAGGAGACGTAAGTCTTAATGTATCTCACCTACAAGATAAATTAGATTTAAAAAAAGATAGTCATTTTGGACCAATAACAGAAAAAGCTGTTATAAGGTATCAACTTTCTAATGGTTTAGTTGTTACCGGAATGGTAGACAGTGATATGTGGGTATTGCTTTTTAATAAACCATTTGTACCAGAAGAATCTATTGATGAAGATACTGATATATCAAATGGGTACTATACAACTAATTTTAATCAGCTTATTCACAAACATTATTTATCAAAAGGTGAATATTTAAAAGGTCCTGTAGAAAATGAATATATATTCTTACATCACACTGCAGGAAACAATAATCCATACAGAACTATAGATCAATGGGGTAGAGATAACAGAGGTAGGATTGCCACTGAATTTGTATTAGGGGGTATTAACCATAGAAATGGAGATAATGAGTTTGATGGTGTTATGGTACAAGCATTTCCAACTGGATCACAAGGATGGCACTTAGGTAAAACATTATCCGGTTGGATGAATAGGCATTCTGTTGGTTTAGAAATATGCTCAATGGGCTATTTAAATAATGATCATAAAACATATGTAAATACTAAAGTTTTATCAGATCAAGTAATAGAGCTTGATGAACCATTTCAAGGTTATTTACATTACCATAAATATTCTGATGCACAAATAAAAGCAATAGAACAATGGATTCGTTATGTAGGTGAAAGAGATTGTATTGATATTAGAATAGGATTAAAACAATTTATTCAAAAATATGGTCCAACAAAAGGATTTGGATTTCAAATGGATGCATCTTTAGGAAAAATAAAAGGATTATTAACTCATACTAATGTTAGAAAGGATAAATCTGATTGTTATCCGGATCCTAACCTTGTAGATATGATCTTAAGTTTATAATTATGGCAATCGTAAATAAAGTAGATTTAAAACATAAAGTAGGTTTACATACCTCAATAAAATATCAAATAGTTACATATTGTTTTTTTAACGGAATAACAATTAGTAAATCTGATTTAGAATTTTTAGCAGTATTAGCAAGAAACCCTAATATAGAAATTTCAAAATTTTGCAATATTTTAACTGATCTAACAATATTTAAAAGTTCACAATCAGCTAGAAATGCAATCTCTAAAGCAGAAAAAAAATTACTAATAGATAAAAAAGGTAATAATAAAAAAACAATAAAATTAAATAAATACATAAATGTTCAATCAAAAGGACTAGTATTATTAGATTATAAAATTTTAGGAAGTGAATCCAAAGAAACACAAAGAGTTTAAAAAGGGAATTGCAGAAGAAGTTGGAGTTCATCAGCAAGTAGTTGATGATTTTATATCCTTTTATTATTCTAAAATTAGAAAAAAACTTTCTACTCTAGATTATCCCAGAATTAATGTAGAAGGCATTGGCACATTTTATTTAAGAAAAGGTAGATTAGAAACTGCTATTAAAAAAAATAAAAGTATGTTGGGTAATATTGCAAAAAGAACATATAATGGATATGCTAAAAGTGAAAGTATAACTGAAAACATAAAGCAAATGACTAAAGCTTTAAAACAATTAGAAGAAGACAAAGAAAATAAAAAAAATTTTAAAGCAAAAAAATGAGTAAGTCTTGGAAAAAATATACTAATGTTTTTAAAAATATAAATCAAATTGCAGAAGGCATTAAAAATAATATATTTAAAAAAGAACACATTGAAGCTGTTGCAAAAGAAAGATTTCAAACATGTATTAAATGTTCTATGTTTGATGCAAAAGGAACAGATTGCTTAGCTCCTGGTACTCAACCTTGTTGTTCAGATTGTGGATGTAGTTTGGCTTTTAAAGTAAGATCATTATCTAGTGAATGCCCAAAAGGTTATTGGAAATCACTTATGTCTGAAGAAACAGAAGAAATAATAATTAAACAAATAGACAATGAGCAAGTTAACTAAAGAACAAATAGTAGGAGAATTAATAGCTGAAGATCAAATAACCATAGAAGAAGCAGTTACTTTATTAACTGAAAAAACTAGTACTGTAATAAATAATTTTACAACTCCTGGAAGATTTGATTATACAACAACAACAACATAAAAATAAAACCATGGGACTAAGATTTGTAGAAGAAGGTCATGTGTATGAAAGCACAGATGAAGAGAAAATAAACTGGACAAGTGTAACATCCTTTATTGGAATGTTTAAACCCAAATTTGATAGAGAAGGGCAAGCTAAAAAATCTTCTAAAAATAAAAGATCTAAGTGGCATGGTATGACATCAAAAGAAATAATAACTGCATGGGATGGTGAAACACAAAGAGCTATTAAATTAGGAAATTGGTATCATAACCAAAGAGAAGCAGATATGATGGAGTTAAATACCATTGGCCGTTATGGTTTTGAAGTACCTATTATTAAACCAATTATTGATGATAAAGGTATAAAATTTGCACCGGTTCAAAAACTTAGAGACGGTGTATATCCAGAACACTTAGTTTATTTAAAATCAATGGGTTTATGTGGCCAAGCAGATGTTGTTGAAATAGTAAATGGATATATTAATATTAATGATTACAAAACAAATAAAGAAATAAAATCTAAAGGTTATACAAATTGGGAAGGTATAACTAATAAAATGTATAAACCTGTAAATCATTTAGATGATTGTAATCTTAAACATTATAACTTACAATTAAGTATTTATGCGTATATTATTAAGAAACATAATCCTAAATTAAAAATAGGAAAGTTAACAATTCAACATGTTAAATTTGTTAAAGTAGGGGAAGATAAAAACGGTTATCCAATTACAAAGGTAGAAAATGGTGAACCTGTCTTAGAAGAAGTAAAAATATATGAACTGCCATATTTAAAAGATGAAGTATCTTCATTAATGATGTGGCTTAAAGATAAAAATTAATGGCAGCAATACAATTAACACAAGTTTTTTTAACACAAACAACTCCTCAAACAGCCCCTGCTACAATGTATATAGTAGAAGGTTCAGAATCTTTAATAGCAATAAATCCTACTTCATTATCTGGTGTTGGAACAGCATATCAATCAAACGGAACTATTATAGATGTACGTCAAGTATATGTAGCAGGATCTATGCTACCAATTTATGTTACTGATAGTTATGCTACTGTTAAAGCTTATATAGATGCCTTATAAAAACAAAACAATATGATAGTAAGATTATTTGATATACAAAACAATAAAGTTATACCTTCTGAACATTGTTATTCTTTACCATTTCTTAAAAAAATAATGACAGAATATCCAGATACATATATGCAAGTATATCAATATGTATTTTACATGAGTTGTCCAAATCCAGATTTAAATCCATTTTTTAATTTACCAGAACATGAAAAAGAAGATATAATTATAGAAGAAGTTGGTTTAGAAGAATCACCTGAAGATGGTAAAATTAGATATGCTTTAGATATGTGTAAAAAAATGTATGAGACACCTACATATAGAGCTTATGTGGGTATTAAATCCATGTTAGATAGATTGGCAAAGTATATGGAAGTTACTGCAATAGAACACGGCAGAGACGGTAATATAAATTCAATGGTTAATGCTGCTGCAAAATTTGAGCAAATAAGAAGTTCTTACAAAGGTGCATTTACTGATATGAAACAAGAACAAGAAAGTTCAGTACGTGGTGGTGCAGGATTAGCATACGATCAACTATAAATGAGTAAAAATAAAACGCAATGGCATTTCTGTTATTGGGATGAACCAGAATTTAATAATATAAAAAAAACTAACAAAGATGGCACAACAAGTAATACCAGTAGGAAAAAAACTTTTAATCAAACAAAAAAAAGCTCAAACAATGACTGAATCAGGATTTATTATACCTGAAATGGCTGTTAAAAAAGAATGTATAGGTACTGTAGTTGGTATAGGGCAATCAGTAGAAGAAATTAAAATGGGGGATGTTATTCAATATACGGAACATTGTTTACCTACTGCAATGAAACACAATCAAGAAGAACATTTATTAATTCAAGAAGGTGATGTATTTGCAATTTTAGTTGAAGTACCGAATGTATAAAACCGTTCCTACATACACAAATGGAGAATGGTCAACAACTGATTTTGAAACTGAAAAATTATTTATAGATTATATATTAAGTATATTTAAAGAACCTGGTGATTATGGGTTTACAGATATAGCATATATATTTAATAGTGAGGCTAAAGCTTTTAACAAACAGGGCTTTTATTGTAATGCACCATTTAGATCAAAAGACTTCACTACCTATTGGGAAGATCAAAAAAACAAATGTAGGGTAGGTGTAATATATAATGATGGTCCTAAAAGTTTTTTTTTAAGTAGAGATTATTATATGTGGTTAAACTTTCTACCCATATTTGATAAAGAAGAAAAACATTACGGTTTTGCTAAAGTAAGAGATGCACAATATCACATGGCTCTTTATGAGTTATTAGCAGAATTAAATAATAAACATTCAGCAATATTAAAAAAACGTCAAATAGCTTCTTCATATTTTCATATGGGGAAGTTAATTAATACATATTGGTTTGAAGAAGGATCCATTTGTAAAATAGGTGCATCTTTAAAAGATTTTATTAATGACAAAGGTTCATGGAAATTTTTAGATGAATATAAAACGTTTTTAAATGAACACACCGCTTGGTATAGACCAAGTAATCCAGAAAAAGTATTATTATGGCAACAGCAAATTGAAGTTAAAATAAATAATAGAAAAACAGCAAGAGGATTAAAATCTAAAATTCAAGGTGCTTCATTTGAAAAAAATGCTACTACAGGCGTAGGGGGACCATGTTCATATTTTTTTCATGAAGAAGCAGGGATTGCTCCTAAAATGTCTGATACATATGAATACTTACGTCCAGCAATGTCATCAGGAATGATAACAACAGGAATGTTTATAGCAGCCGGATCTGTTGGAGATTTACAGCAATGTAATCCTTTAAAAGAAATGATACTTAATCCTGATGCAAATGATATTTATTCTGTTGAAACTAATTTAATGGATGCAGATGGAACAATAGGAATGGCAGGTTTATTCATTCCAGAACAATGGTCAATGCCTCCATTTATTGATAAATATGGAAATTCAGAGGTTGACGAAGCAGTAAAAGCAATTGTACAAGAAAGATCAAAATGGAAAAATGAATTAAATGGAGAACAGTTTCAATTAAGAATTTCTCAAAAACCAATGAATATTTCTGAAGCTTTTGCATATAGAAAAGCTTCAATATTTCCACAAGGGGTATTATCTAGACAACAAAAAAGAATTGAAGAAAAAGAATACCCCTATGAATTAATAGAATTAGATAGAGATGAAAAAGGAATCTCTGCTAAAAGAACTAATAAATTACCAATAAGTAAGTTTCCAGTTGATAAAAAACAAATAGATAAAACGGGTTGCATTGTTGTTTGGGAAAGACCTATAAAAAGCCCAGAATTTGGTGCTTATTATGCTTCTATTGATCCAGTATCAGAAGGAAAAACAACAACGTCAGATTCATTGTGTTCTATATTTGTTTATAAAAATGCAATGGAAGTAATTAGAACTACAGAATTGGGAGAGGTAGAACAATTTATAGAAAAAGATAAAGTAGTTGCTGCATGGTGTGGGCGGTTTGATGATATTAATAAAACACATGAAAGATTAGAACTAATTATAGAGTGGTATAATGCATGGACATTAGTAGAAAATAACATATCTCTTTTTATACAGCATATGATTGCTAGAAGAAAACAAAGATATTTGGTACCTAAACAACAAATATTATTTTTAAAAGATCTAGGTTCTAACAAAACTGTATATCAAGAATATGGGTGGAAAAATACAGGAACATTATTTAAAAGTCATTTAATATCTTACGCTATAGAATTCTTAAGAGAAGTAATTGATGAAGAAACTGATATAAATGGTGTAGTTACAAATCAAACATTAGGTGTAGAAAGAATACCAGACCCTATGTTAATAAAAGAAATGTTAGCTTATTACCCTGGTTTAAATGTGGATAGATTAGTTGCATTTGGTGCATTAATAGCATTTGTTAAAATACAACAATCTAATAGAGGATATACTAAAAGACGTGAATCAGAGGGTAAATCTTTGGTAAATTCAGAAAATTTGTATAAATTAAAGTATAGTCCATTTAAAAATATTGGACGTAGTTCAACATCAAGAACTAATAGACCCAACAGGTCTGGATTTAAAAATATTAAATAGATTTAACTAAACAAAATACGGAATGAAAGTATTAAATGCAATGCAGTTAAAAAATGGCGCTAAAGCAGAATCTAGCTCTACGTATTCAAGTTTAACTCAACCAGTACAGTTTTTACCTGCTTCAGAAAAAACTGATGATTGGTCAGCATGGAATTTAGATTGGTTAGAATTACAAGGTGTTGAATTTTTAAGATCAAATGCAAGAAGGCTTTTAAAAAACTATAAATTAGCAAAAGGTATTATTGATAAATCAGATTATATAGTTGAAGAAGATAATGACTATAAAGATATGATGGATGTTTTAACAAAAGAAAATGATTCTGCTTTAGAGCTTAAATTTTATCCTATTGTTCCAAATGTAATAAATGTATTAAGTGGAGAGTTTACAAAAAGATATAATAAAGTACAATTTAGAGCAGTAGATGATAAGTCTTATAATGAAATGCTTGAGCAAAAAAAATCAGCAATAGAAGATACACTATTAGCTGATGCTGAAATGCAATTAGTTCAAAAAATGATAGAGGCAGGAATGGATCCGGCATCTGAAGAAGCACAACAGCAACTATCTCCTGAAAATTTAAAAACACTTCCTGAAATAGAAGACTACTTTAGTAAGTCTTACAGAAGTAGTATAGAAGAATGGGCAACTCACCAATTAAATGTGGATGAGGAAAGATTTAAAATGCATGAGTTAGAGGAAAGAGGTTTTCGTGATATGCTTATTGCAGATAGAGAGTTTTGGCATTTCCGTATGTTAGAGGATGACTATGATGTAGAGTTATGGAATCCTGTATTAACATTTTATCAAAAATCTCCAGATCAAAGATATATAGCAGATTCTAATTATGTAGGTAAAGTAGACTTAATGACTGTATCAGATGTAGTAGATAAGTACGGTTATTTAATGGATAATAAACAATTAAAATCTTTACAAAAAATTTATCCAGCTAGATCTGCTCAATACCAAGTAAATGGTTATCAAAATGATGGTGCATATTATGATGCTACTAGATCTCATGAGTGGAATACAAATGCACCTGGATTAGCATACAGACAGTATGCAAGTAATTATATGGCTGACCCTTCACGTGGTGGTGATATACTTACTCAAATACTTTCCCAAAGTGAAGATTTAGAACAATGGGGAGATGGAAACCTAATGAGAGTATCTACAATTTATTGGAAAACTCAAAGACAAGTAGGTCATTTAACTAAAATAGAAGAAGATGGTGAAGTAGTACAAGAAATTATAGATGAAACATTTAAAATAACTGAAAAACCAGTTTATGATACATCTATATTTAAAAACAAATCTAAAGATACATTATTACAAGGTGAGCATGTAGAATGGATTTGGATAAATGAAACATGGGGTGGAGTAAAAATAGGTCCCAATGTACCTGCTATGTGGAGAACTACAATGGATGATAATGTTAATCCTATATATTTAGGTATTAATAGAGAAAAGCCAGGAAGATTACCCTTTCAATTTAAAGGAGAAAATTCATTATACGGTTGTAAACTACCAGTAGAAGGAAGAGTATTTTCTGATAGAAACACTAGATCAACTTCTTTAGTAGATTTAATGAAAGCATATCAAGTTGGTTACAATATGGTTAATAATCAAATTGCAGATATCCTTATTGATGAATTAGGTACTGTAATAATGTTTGATCAAAATGCACTACCTCGTCATTCAATGGGTGAAGATTGGGGTAAAAACAATTATGCAAAAGCATTTGTTGCTATGAAAGATTTTCAGATGTTACCTTTAGATACATCAATTACTAATACAGAAAATGCCACTAATTTTAATCACTATCAAACTCTAAATATGGAGCAAACTAGTAGATTAATGTCAAGAATACAATTAGCAAATTATTTTAAACAACAATGTTTTGACTCTATTGGTATTAATCCACAAAGGTTGGGTGGAGCAGTATCTGCAGAAACAGCCACTGGTGTAGTAAATGCAATGCAGCAATCATATGCGCAAACAGAAATATATTTTGTACAACACTCAGATCATTTAATGCCTAGAGTTCATCAAATGAGAACTGATTTGGCACAATATTATAATAGCACTAAACCAAGTGTTAGATTATCATACATCTCTACAGAAGCTCAGAAGGTTAATTTTACAATGAATGGTACTGATCTATTACTTAGAGATTTTAATGTATTTGCGACTACTAAAACTAACCACAGAGCAATTTTAGAACAACTTAAACAAATGGCATTAACAAATAATACTACAGGAGCTTCTATATATGAGCTTGGTAATATTGTTAAAGCAGATTCTATATCAGAAATAACAGATATATTAAAAGATTCAGAAACCCGTACTGAGCAATCAAGAGCTCAAGAAATGCAACAACAACGTCAAATGCAAGAGCAACAACTTCAAGCTAAAGCACAAGAAGAACAAATGAAGTTACAAGCTGAAATGCAAGAAAACGATAAGGATAGACAAAATAATATAACTATTGCAGAAATTAGATCAGCAGGATCTGGAGCAGCTTCTGATATTAATCAAAATCAAGTATCTGATTTTCAAGACGCAATGAAAGATATTAGAGATACTACAAGATTCCAAGAACAAACAAATTTAAAACGTGATCAGATAGCAATGAAAAACACAATGGAATCAGAAAGATTAAAAGTAGAAAGAGAAAAAATTGCAGCTACAAGAGACGTTGCAAATAAAGATTTAGAAATTGCAAGAACTAATAAAAATCAATATGATGTTAAAGAATCTAAAAAATCTAAAGGAAAATAATTAACGTTAGCTATATACTGCAAAATACTTTACTTAAAAATAAAATTATAAAAGTTTATCTATTGTAGTATAGGTAAACTTTTATTATATTGTATATATAAGAACCAATTATTAAAACCAACTATTAAAACCAACAATATTATGAATTCAACAGAAAATGCTGTGAAAAGTAAAGTAGAAACATTAGACATTGATTTAGATGAAATATTTAATGGTGCACCAAGTGGTAGCGCTATTACATTACCTGAAGAATCTAATAATGAAAAACCAAATATTTTATCAGGCTTAAATAAAAAAGCAGATTTTACATTTACAGATGTAGATGAAGATGGAATAGATGATTTAACCAAAAAAGAATCTACAGATTCAAAAGCAGAAAAAGAAACAAGTGATTTAGAAGATGTACTACCAGAACCTAATGAGGCACTAAAAGATGCCGCAGAATCAGCTGATGATATTTTAGATACATTAGATGATGAAACCGAGGAAGATGCAGAAAAGAAAGTAAAAAGAGGTAGAAAATCAATTAATGGTATATCTGATGTATTTAGCAAACTTATTAAAGATGACAAAATTGTTCCATTTGATGATGAAAAAGCATTAGATGAATACAGTGTAAAAGACTGGGAAGAATTAATTGAAGCTAATTTAGAAGAAAAAGCTAATCAAGTAAGACGTGAAACACCTAAACAATTTTTTGCAAGTTTACCAAAAGAATTACAAATTGCTGCAAGATATGTAGCAGATGGAGGTACAGATATAAAAGGTTTATTTAATACTTTAGGAAGTGTTGAAGAAACTAAACAATTAAGTCTAAAATCTGAAACAGATCAGGAAACAATTATTAAAGAATATTTAGGTGCAACTGGATATGGATCTTCAGATGAAATAGCAGAAGAAATAGAAATTTGGAAAGATTTAGGTAAACTTGAAAAACAAGCTGCAAAGTTTAAACCTAAATTGGATAAAATGCAAGAAAAAATTGTTGTTAAAAAACTTGAAGAACAAGATTTAAGAAAAAAACAACAAGAGCATGCATCTCAACAATATATGTCAAACGTATATGAAACACTTAAAGAAGGTAGTTTAGGTGATATTAAAGTAGACAGAAAAACACAAGCTATGCTTTACAATGGTTTAGTGCAACCAAGTTATCCATCAGTTAGTGGAAAGAATACAAATTTACTTGGACACCTTTTAGAAAAGTATCAATTTGTTGAACCAAATTATACTTTAATTTCTGAAGCATTATGGTTGTTACAAGATCCAGCAGGATATAAAGCAAAAATAATGGATAAAGGTGCACAAAAAAGTGTAGAAAGTACAGTAAGAAAATTAAAAACTGCAGCAGCAAGTAAAGGTGGTGCATCATTAGGTGTACAGGAAAGAGATGAGCAAAGCAAAAGAAAACCTGCAGGTAAAAAATTACAAAGAACCAATAATATTTTTAAAAGAATTTAATTAAACAATTAAATATAAACAGTAAATTAATTATTAACAACAAAAACAAGTAAAATTTATGGCAACTCCAGTATTAAATAATGGGATTTTCCTAAGAGATACAAGCTACAAAGCAAGTTCTCATGTAGATTCTTACCACCTAACACAAATGCTCGGTAATGCTGAGCCTATGGATATGGGACCAGTTGATCTTTGGGCAATGACTCAAAAGGTAGAAATGCCTTTGTATCAAATGGCATCATTTGGCGGAAAGAATACAATCATGGTAGACAATGCACGTGGTGAGTATAAATGGCAAACTCCTATTGCACAAGATCTTCCGTATATTATTGCGGATATTGAACCTGCAAACACAACAAAAGGTGTAGATGGAACAACATTTAAAATTAAAATTTCTAAAAGAACCTTTGGTCATGGTGATATTATCACATATGATAAATATAATGGTTTAGAACTTTACATTACAGCTGATGATATTATCCCAGCAGGTGACGGTTTTATCTATACAGTTCAATTAGTAAACAACAACAACGCAGCAAGTTTAGCTAATCAATATTTAGCTAAAGGTACTAAGTTCTTCAGAAAAGGTTCTGCAAGAGGTGAGTATGGTGAGCGTTTTTCTGACATTGAAACAGGTTCTGGTTTCCGTGAATTCTACAACTTTGTAGGAGGAGCAGAAGCACATGTACATTATTCTATTTCTAGCCGTGCTGATCTAATGATCAAAGGTGGTTTGAATGCTGATGGTACAGTACCAGTAACTGAGATTTGGAGAAACTTTAACACAGATCCTAACAATCCATCAGTACCTAGTATTGAAGGGCTTGTAGCAAACATGGGTAAAGCAGGAGCTAGAGAAGCATTTGAAAATGGAACTCTTACAAGAACTTTCATTACAAATATGGAAGCAGCTCATTTATCTAAAATTGCAACGGATATTGAAACTTACCTAATGTGGGGTAAAGGTGGTAGAATTAAACAAGATGGTCCAGATGATATCAGACTATCAGTAGGTTTATGGTCACAGTTAGATAACTCTTTCAAAAGAGTATATAACAAGTCATCATTTACACTTGACATGTTTAAGTCTGAACTTTATAACTTCTATCAAGGTAAAGTTGAATTTAAAGGGCCGGACCCACAAAGATCTCTTGTTGTACAAACAGGTATTGCAGGAATGCAATTGATCAACAAAGCTATTGCTGATGAAGTATATGGTTCAGGTCTAGTTCAAAATGCATCAGATATCGGAGCTGTTAGTGGTTCAGGTATGGATTTAGATTATGGTTTTGCTTATACAAGCTTTACTATTCCTTTCTTAGCTAATGTTAAGTTTGTATTGAATCCTGCATTTGATAATTTAAATACTAATGACATTGAGAACCCATTAATTGATGGCCGTCCTCTAAGTTCTTATAGCTTTATTATCTTTGATGTGACAGATGAAGGAAATGACAACATTCACTTGTTGAAACTTTCTTGGGATAATCAACTTAAATGGTTCTACCAAAATGGTACTATGGACTATATGGGAAGATCTCAAGGTTTTGCTTCTACTGGAAACTTTAATGGTTACAGAGTTATGATGACGCAGACAATGCCTGCTATATGGGTTAAAGATCCAACTAAAGTTCTTAAAATTGTAATGAGAAATCCTGTTACAGGAGGATCATTCTAGAACTAATAATTAAAGGGGAGGAGCTAATACCTTCTCCCTTTTTATTTTTAATTTTTAAAAAAAATAATAATGAACTTTATAAAAAGAATAAAAGCACTTTTTCCTGATAAATCTATTACAAAAGATATAAGGAATGGGAGAAAAGGAGATAGCAGTATTGCATTAGCAAAATTATCTCATGTTAATAATTTAGGTTCTCAAACTGAAGCGGGGTTAAATGTAGTATCTGATCAATTTATATCTGGTGCTATAACTGATTTACCTGCGGTTACTTTACAAAAAACTGGTACTCAAATTATGTATCAAGATGGATCTTTTTTACAAGGGTGGAAATTAATTGGATTTTATGTTATGGATAATGTAAATCAATTAACTCAAAGCATGGGTGTAGTTAATATAGCTTCACCGGATGGGGTTATAGATGGAGGATATTTTTTATCATATGATATAAATGGTAGTGTAAATGCATTAGATACTACGGATAGTCTTGAAATTATAGGATCTATTCAAAATGGTGCTGAATTACAAGTAGGTGCAACAACAGTTCAATGTGATGCAATGTACGTTACAGCAAGTTCATCAGCTGCTAAGGCAGATTTAAGTAAAGATGTAACTTTTGTTGCTACAGTTCAAGCAAATGGTACAGGTGTTGCTTCTGCTCAAATAGTAATTCACTTTGAATTTTTATGTTGGAATAATGTTGTTCCAACTTTACAATAACATTAAATATAATAATCATGGCAGAAGTATATGCAAAACAAGCATCAATAAAAGATGCTAGAGTTCAGGAGTTGGCTTTTGAAGCTAACCCAGCTCTTAGTAAAGAAGTTTTAACAGAAAAAGAAAGCGGAGTAATTTGTAAATTTTGTGTAGGGGATGTAATTAAACCTATAAAGGATGGAGGTATAAAACCCATAAAAGAAATAGAACCAGAAGAATATGCTACTTTAGGATTAGAGTATGAAGCAATTAAAAATGATGCAACTAAAACATCTGATGAAAGAGCTGCAGCAGCAATATTAGAAGGTATAACTAAAACGGCTTTAGCTAGGTTAGCTCAAAAAACTAAATTTTCTTCATCTTTTGTGCATTTTATTTCAGCATTATCTATTAGACTTTATCCAAAAGATCCAGAAGCAGTAGAAATAATTGATAAAACTACTGTTATTAAAGATAAAATATCAGCGAACCTTGCTACTAAATATGCAACGGCAACAACATATTCTGATAGATTAAGACAGGCTTCAGCAACAGAAACAAAAGTATTAGCGGGCCCTTTTGAAAAAGCAAAATTATATAGTGAACTTTAATAAAATACTCAAATAACTTTTGTCAGTGAAAACTGACAATTAGAAATATTAATTAATACTGTACATAATTATGTACTTTTGAGTAAATAATAATTAATAATTTAAAACCAAAAAACAATGAGCGATTACACAATTGTAGAGAAGTATCAATTAGGAAAAAGTGGAACTATTGCAGTTCGTCCTTTTTTTACACCAGGTAAAGAAAACATGGGGTTAGAACAATATGGATTATCATTACATGATGGTGTGTATCATGAAGAAAATTTAGCGTGTTTAGAAATGAATGGTGTTAAACGTTATGTAACAGGGCTTAATGAATTTGCACCTGATGTAAAAATGCTTTCTCCTGACAAAAAAAAAGCAAAAATAAAAGAAATTAGAAAGGTAGTTGCTCAATTAGAAGCAGAATTAGCTGCAAATGTAATTGAAATTAATGATAAAGAATTTTGGAATAAACTAACTATAATGAAACCTGATAATTCAAAATTTTGGGATAAAATTAGTTTAAGATGTGGTAATGATCCTGTTTTTTTAGATCCTGAAAAAGATCCTTATGATTTAATTAAAATACATGCAATTAATGCAGGTGGATTTTCTATTGTAGCAAAATCACTAAGAGAAGCAAAAGAAGCTAATAATCCACCAAAATTTTATTTAGATACTGTTGAAGAAAGTTTAAGTACAAGAACAGAATTAAGTAAAATTAAGAATAGAGGATTGGTTGAATTGCAAAAACTATATGATTCTAATTCTACAAAACTAATGTATGTTGCAAAAATATGTGATGTAGATAGTGTACAATATATTAAG